GAACTGCTTCAGGAACAGTTCGTTCGTACCCAGACCCGTATTGGCCGCATTAAGGCCAAGACGAGACGGGTCGGCAGAAGTCTGCCAAGTATTCATAGCCATTTGAGATTGCTCCTCAAAAGGTTTGTGACAGAACGCTAATTACGAGTCCATCAAGACGGCTGAGGAGCAATCTCAGTTATCCGGCGCACCGGGCTAAGGTCAAACTGGCCGTCTTAAAAGGACAGATTCCTAGGAAGCGTTCGTTTCCTAGGAATCCAGTTAGTTCAGTCCACTTTCATAGTGGAACTTTAAGTTCTAGTTTTCAGAAGTTCAGCTTCTTCGTCTTGCAGAGCCAGACGCCGACGCCGAAACCAATGACGCCAACAAGAAGGGCGAACCAGACAGATCCGATAAATGCGTCCATTAACGCTTCTCCTTCGCAGCCCGAGCCTTCGCATTACGGAAGGCGGCATCAAAGAGGGGATCCGCACGACGGGCCGCGAAGTATTCCCGTGCGCCCTCAGGCTTGGAATCGTCCAAGACCTCGGCGGCAAGATCGGCGTCAACCTGAGTCTTCTTAGGAATCCATCCTACGGCGACTCTAATTGCCGTTCCCAATCCTGTTTGCCACAGGAATACGATAACAGCGACCGCAACAACTGCAATCAATCCCCATTGAATCGTTGAGAGCCAAGCCGGAACTTGGTCTTCAACACGAGGAAGTAGAACGTGAATATCAGCAGCAGCGCGATCAATCCGCGTCGCAGCGTCGATAACCACGGAATCATTAATTTCCGTCCCGCGGTCAATGAGGAGCTGCGCGTCAGTCCTGATCGCATTTGCTCGTCCACCAATTTCTCGTGATGCGCTGCATCCGCTGAGAAGTAGCAACAGCGGATACAGACGCATCAGAAGATGTTGGAAATCGCAAGTCGCGCCTCAACGTCCTTTCGGTACGCCGGATCTGCGCGATACTTCGGATCTCGCATAGCAGCGGTCACTTCTGCAAGGCTGCGGAACGGGGACGTTCCGGGTCCAGCCGTTCCGCCCTGAACAAGCCGCGGAACGCCGTTGACGGCGGAGAAACGAGCCTGAAGCCCCTGCACGGCGAACTGCACCATATTGGGATCGCCGGAATCAATCATTGCGTTGAATGCATCAATCTCGTTGTCTGGAAGGCTTTCTGCGGCCCAGCCGATCATTGCCTCGTACTGCTGCTGACCGCCGACTGCGTTGTAAATCGACGCAACCTGAGATTCAGCGACCGCCTTCTGACCTTCGATGTAGCTTTCAACGACATAGCGAGGAATGCCGCGGGCTTCGAGATCCGAGAAGCTACGGTCGCTCAGCGTTCCAAGCTGCATGAATTCATTTGAGAATCCGCGCATCTCCTCTTCGCTGATGTTCGCAGTCGCCGCCTTGTCGCCAAGCGTCTGCTGGTTTACCTGAGTAAACCGCGACTCAAGCTCCGAGTAGGCCCGAGCCAACTCCTCCGGGTTCTGAAACTTCGGAGGAAGCCATTGCGGCCGATCCTGTGGAACCGAATCGCTCGGCTGTCCAGAAGCGATGGACTGAGCCGAAGCGGGCTGCGCTCCGGGCTCGTGAATGCGAGTAGCAGTATCATTCCGAATTTCAACGCGATCAACGCTCATAGTTCTTTATCCTTGAGAGCCTAGCTGGCCCTGCTGACCAAGATACGTCTGCAAGCCCGCCTGTGCAGCCGGAGATGCCATTGCTTGCATGTATTCTTGCTGAAGAGCCGCCTGACGCTCGGCCATAATCTGCTCTTCGGTCTTAACCAGCCCCTCCGTCTCAATTCCGAGGGCCGCAGCGCGGCGGTTCATGTATTCTCGAACATTGATTGTTTCAGAGATTGTCTGGGGGCCAACGAGCTGCCCAATTCCCTGAAGATACAAATCAAGCCGCTGGAGATCGTTACCACGCCCAAGGGCGTCGATTCCGGTAATAATCGTCGGGGTAACGAACTTTTTCGGCAGCTTCGGGAGCTTCTTATTTCGCTCCATCTGCTCCATGATCTTGTTGACGAGCGGGAGCTGGAATTCGAGCGACAGGAGGCTGTAAACACCTCCAAGCTGCCGCTCAATGCTTTGGGTCACCAAACGTATTTCTTCGGCGGTAACCCGTTCCGCATTACGAATTGAGGCTTCCGTAAGCATAAATGCATAGGACAGCCGTTCCGTAATCGTATTAACAGTCGATTGGGCGACGGAGAAATCCATCGCCTTGTTGGCCTGAAGGACGGTAACGTCCGCGGCGTTGCCCTCACGAATAGCACCATTCGGAGCCTTGGCAAGCGTCGCGGCCCGCGTGGAGCCGTTCGGAGCCACGAGGATGAGCATCTTTGCCATCGCCGCAGATCCTTCAACGATGACTTGCATGAGCCCCTCAAGGCTCTTCAGATCACCGAGGTACTGCTCCACATACCCGCGGCCGTAATCCTCCCCATCCACCCGAATCATCCGAAGCGCGATAAACGGCGACTTCGACTTATCAACAATCGTGTAAGTGTCCGGAAGGACGACGCCTTTTACCTCTTGGAAAACCTCGACCTTGCCGTTTCCGAGCGATCGGATGCAAGTATACATGTCGAGATAGGGCTCATCAAAGCTCGACTTTTCAAGGTTAAGCCCGATAGGAAGCATCGACGGAGAGATGCTTTCCTTGATGATGACCTTATCCACGCAGCCTTCCGGACACCGCTTGACAACGTAACGATCAAGCCGAATGACCCGCATGGACCCGCCATCGACGGGGAAATACAGGCCGACGTTTCCGCCGACGATCAGGTGCTTGACCGCCTCGAACGTCGCCACCCGGATTGCCTGAGCTTCGATCTCGCGCATGACGAGCCGCTCACGCTGGCTCATCGACTTCTCGACCTCGGCTTTAATTTGAGGATCCATCGACTGCATCTTGCGAAGAGCAGTTTCATCCACCAGCAACCTGAAGAAAGGTGCGTTCGGTGGCAGGAGGGAGAGCAGCAGAGTGCTTGCGAGGTTATTTACACCCCGCGCACCAACGGACTGAAACGGCGTTGGAAACCGCTTGTCCGAGGTGGATCCTTCGTCTGGAATGAGGCTTGGAAGGGTCAGCCGAGAGCAATCCCTCGCCCGCTCTAGGAACGAGCTTCGCATTGACTCCAGCTTGGAGTATTCGCTTTGGGCTGACCCTTGCATCATAGATTAGGCCCGCGGAATCGTCAGAGAACGCTTACCGCGCCGCTGCGTGAGGTATTGAAAGGCATTCTCAAGCCCAGCCTTCCCGGGCTCTCCGCCCTGCCCAGCCCGCATCTGGCCCGTCTCTTCGCCCATGAGCTTGATCGTCGGCTCCGGAGGAGGGGGCGGAGGAGGAAGGGCGGGCGGCGGCGGGGGCGCAGGAGGCATCCTAGGACGAGAGCACATGTCAATCCTCTTGGGGTTCAGGGTGATACCGGGCGTTGTGCCACGCCCGAAGCATTTCAACGACTGATCGCTGCCCCGAATAGTGCCAAATCTGTCGATCTGGCGTCGAAATATCGGGACAACGTGCAGGAATAGCCGCTTCCAGAGTTAAAAGGAGAGCCTTCGGCACATCTGGAATTTCATCACGGTTCCGTATAGTCATCTATTTGATACCCCCCATCAAGCAAAGTAAGGCGAAGTTTGTCTAGGGCTTGGCTGCAAATGGCGGCAACGTGGTATTGGCTCAGATTTGTGCCGTTTTGCTCATTAAAGATTCGAGCCACCTCAGGCCACGGTCTAAGGGTTGCGTCCGCTTTCCTTCTTGGACTCGACGTAGGCGAGGAAGAGGACGCTGTAGTTGATGATGTCTTCAATGGTGTCCTTCAGCTTCTCATCCGAAACCTGAAACGTCCCGGTGTCGCAGAACGTGCTCAGACGGCTCATCTTGTCTGTCAATCGAACAAGAAAGCCCCGCTCCGTCGTCGTAATTCCCATCGTTTCACAGCGGGTAAAGTTCAAGAACGGATCAGACCCGTTCTTTCCTCCGCTGTAGTCCGCATTCTTGCGGCACATCAGCTCATAGGCGTTCTTGCAGACCTCACGATGCAGTTGCAGCAGTCTTTCGCGGTTCATTGGGGTTCCACAGGTGAACGAGATTTGTGGCGGTATCGTACTCTCCGCAACGAAGAATGCGCGAGACTCGGGCTTGCACGAGTGCCTCCGACTCCCCAAGCCCAGCGTCGGAATAGGCGGCAAGGACAGCGGACCAGAGGTGAGCGGACTCCACGTTCTGGAGAACTTTTTCAGCAGTTTTCGGCCCAACGCCCGGACACCCAGAGTATCCGTCTGCGTTGTCTCCGACGAGTGTTTGGTACATGTGGTTCCAATCGGCTTGCTCACGGGAAATCTCCTGAACCCCCAATTCGGGCTTTTCTGGGTTGTAAAGAAAGCCGGGGATCGTTTTGAGATCCTTATCGGCTGACACAATAATCCGAATTCCTTTAACCTTTTTGTCGGTGGCGATGATCCCGAGAACATCGTCCGCTTCGAGGTTTGAGAACTCCGCTACGTCATAGACGCTGCGAACGTAATCCTTTGCCGCCCGGTAAACGACGGGCTTTCTCGTTCCCTTGCGATTTGCCTTGTAGGTCGGCAAAACGATCTTTCGCCAATTCGTCTCTCCGCTAAGTGCGATGATTACCTTCTTGGCGTCGAGCTCAGCCTTGAGTGCATTGATCTCGTTGTCAATCTGCTCTTTGACTTCTCCCTCGTCGGCGTGAAGAGTCCAGAGATCGTCTCCCCAATAGAACGGCTGCTCCGCCGCAGACGAAATCTGATACAGCAGAATGTCGCCGTCAATCAGTAACGTGGTGCTCATTGCTGTCCTCCATGACATTTTTGACCATCTCAGCTAGGCCGATCACTCCATGACACGAGCCCTTGAAGAAGAAGGTGTAGTGGTCGTTATCGCTTGTCTTGCTCATGTAGCCGACAAACAAAACGTCATCAAATCGCCGTTGAATCTCACGAAGCAAATCCTTCGTGCTGAAATATTCAATCGGACTTAAGCCCTCATTCTCCATAATCAATCCTCTTAAGTTTTCCGAGAGCTTCAATCCTCCGCCGTCGAGCCTCGCTATTTGGCGGAAACTCGTTAATCTGCATCAATATCGACGCTTGTTCTCTCTTTTCCTTGAGATATGGTAACAGGGCGCGGCAGACCTCAATAGCGTTTTTGCCAT